ACCTGCTGCATGTCACCGCCCGCGATCACTCCAAACGGCGCGTCTTTTCTCTTGAATAACCGGATTGCCTGAATCTTGCACGCCTCTGCTACCGGTTTCGGCGCGGTTGTGGCGTACCCAAAACTCCCGACTATCTGCACCGCCTTCTTAGTGCCGTGGGGGAACGAGTAACTGCCATACCCGCTTGCTTCGATCCACGTGTAGGGGCGTCCATTCTCCCCCGCGTTGAACGGCATGAGGTTATAATCCGTTGTCGCCCATGTGGTCTCAAACGTACCATCGTTGTCATCGTCGGTTTTGAGTGTGGTTACGGTGATAATGTCATCGGTGTAAATCTGGTCAATGCTTATCGGAGCGTAGTACCTGGTATCGGTCTCCGCGTAGAACCTGCGCCCGGTGTGATTGTCTATCATCCTGCTAACGGATTCGATTGTTGCCTCAAGGTAGAAGTCGTCATCCCTTTCATCGACGGGAATACCGAGCGCGGTCTTTACCGTTAGAAGTGTCGTATATCCGTTAGTGATGGTCATTTACTTCACCTTGATACCCTTAGCGATTGCCGGCTTTTCCACAATCTTGACGGCGGGCTTGACCAACTCCGCGTACCCGCCGCGTAGGAAGTTATCCAGCGCGTCAGGGTCAGTCAGTTCAACCTCTTGACCTTCCTTGAATCGGATTGACTTGCCGTCCACCAGTCCGTTGAAGTTCTGCAAAATTCGTATCTTCATGTTTATCCTTTGGGGGGAGGGCATTACACCCTCCCCTTTATTTGCCCTTACGTTAGGCTTGTGCGCCGATTGCAAACGCTTCCGACTGCAATACAACGCCGCCATGACGGAACACGGCCAGCAAACCAACCTGGCGGTTGCCTGCGTACAGCTCGTTCAAGCGCCGGATGGTCAGCCCCTTGCGCTCTACCAGGGCGTACATGCTCCAGTCACCGAACACGATTGACTTGTACTTCGTGGTCGAGTATTTCGGCATGTAGGTCGAGGTGAACACGCGCTTGCCCATGATGCTCTCGTCGTTGATCTCGTGCGCGCCGAATGTGAACACGCTCGAGGATGACAGACCGCGTAACATGCCGAGGGTGTCGTCGTTCATTGTCCACACGGCGTTGTCACGGTATTGCCCGGCTAACTTGTGGTACAGTTCCGGGATTTCGGCTGCGGCAATGCTGTTGGTGTCGTTAAAGGTCAAGGCAGCAGTACCACCAACGGTCACGCCTTGAGGTGCGGTAGTGCCAGCACCGATCAGCGCGTTGCGGTTCTCGGTCATGGCCATCCAGCGACCAAACGAGTTCGCCAGGAACTGGTTGAGGTTCGCTGCTGAATCTTCCAGCAGGTCTTCTGATACCTTGACCAACTTGGTGAAGTCGAACACGGTAGCGGTTGCCTGTCCGATGGTCGGCTCGTCCTCGTTGACGGCTGCCATGTCATGCGCGGACTGTGCAAAGTAGGTCTGCGAGGTCGCTTCAATCGGGATGTTCAACACGTCACGTGAGGTTTGCAGGATGGTTGCGCCAGCCCGGCGCGGGATTGAGAGTTCGTTCCGCTTCTCAACGATTCCGGCGTAGAAGTCGTCAGGTACTAAGTACCCGCCAACTCCGGCAGTATCTTCACCCATTGCGGCTTTCAAACCCTTGACACGCTCGCCGGTGCGTAGGTAGTGCGCGAACGCGCGGTTCGGGTCGGGGTCGCCCAAGTTCTCGGCCTTGATCACGGCCGGTGCGTTGATAGGGGGAGCGTTGACCAGTTTTTCCAGCCGTGCTTCCATGCGATCCTCGAAACGCTTTACAAGCGCGTCGATGTCAATTTCTTTCTTTTCAATTTCTTTCTTTTCAATTTCTTCTTCCATAATTTCACTCTCCTGAGTAAGTTCGGTTTTTATTTGCTCCGGAGATTCGTCAACCGTCACGGCTTGCGTTTCCGCCTCCGCCTTGACCTCTGTGATGCCTTCCCCTTTTGCGTTGAAAACGGCGTAATCGTTCGCCGGTTTTCTCCATTCGTTTGTATCAAACAGTGCAAGTTCACCCAGCGGCCACGTGGTAATTTCGCCATCATCGTTATAGCGCACAAGATGACCGACCGCCCCGGATGACGCGCGCACAACGTCAGACTTCACTCCAGTTATCCGGCTGGTCAGCGTTTCTGTTTCGTCCAGTTTCACGTTGAACCAAAACCCTTTACTATCCGTGTGATCAAATTTAGCCACACCGATAACAGCAGGTACATCCTGCCAGGTATCAGGCGAGTCCGGCCCAAATCCGTGATAGTACGTGACGGGTATCTCCTTCTCAGGTGATAACCAGGCATCGGTATTCGCGGTGAACGTTTGCCCGTCTGAATCACGCCCATTGAATTGCCCGCCGAACGGCATTCCCAACACAAGGTACTCGTTGCCAGGCAATTCCTCGTAACGTTTCACGGTCTGCGCTGGTTCACGCTTCTCCGCCTTCATCCCTTCAGGTAATTTCGTCATGATCTTTAGCTGCATAATCTACCCCCTACCGTCAAGCGCTTTTTGAATAAACTGCCTTAGCACTTTAACAATGTCTTCCTTTTTCCCATCGAGCAGGTTTTCTGCGGTTTGCCAGCCCGTGCGCTTGTGATACCATGTCTGCGATTCCCGCCCCTGCACATAAGGCGCATACGGCGTGACATTGCCAATTACCACCTCTGAACCGTCATCGTCCACCGCATAAGTCCAGCGATGCCTCAGCGTTCCAGTCCTGCGGTAAGTTGATCTGGCTGGCGCGGGCGGGTATTGCTTTAGTTTCGTGGTGAGAGATACTGCCACAGAAGTCATTCCATCCCTGAGCGTCTTAGTATCACCGACCGCGTCCAGTCGCTTCAGCAATTCGTCAATTCCCTCTATTTGCACGCCGTAGCTCATTTATCCACCACCATGTCGTACATCACTTCACACCGGCAATTCACGTGTGCCGGAGGAAAATCCTCGCCCTCGATAACCTTTTCGTGCATCGGCCCGCAAATGTCACACACTCTATCATCGTTAGCCGTGATCCAAATCGGCTTGAAATGCAGGTTCGGGTATTCAGCCTCTAACACGTTCACCGTTGCCACCTCCGCCTGAACCGCTGCCCGCGTTGTTTCTGTTATCGCTATCATCGAGGCGCGGCGTTCATGGAATATCACGCTCTTTATATGCGCCGTCACTTCATCAAGCGTCC